ATTGAGCAAGCGCGACAGAATCGCGCCAAGGTCAAGAAGGCCGCAGAAGACTTTCGGACGCTCGCCCCAGAGAGTCAGCGTACCGCAGTCACCGATCTGTGGAAAGAGACCGCGTACGTGACGGCCCTTCGGGCCTCTGACTTTGCGAAGACGTGTGGCGCTCGTGAGGGAGATCGGCTGAAAGACCTCATCTCGTCAGCCGCCACGGCACACGACAAGGCGTACCCGGTCAAGGACGCCCTGGACTCGAAGGAAGTCCTGAAACTATTCGGCACGCTGGGGCGAAGTGTCGAATCCATCGTGAAACCCAAGACCCCGACTATCACCGCCGAGGTCCAATCGGCTCCGCCGTTGGTGATCGAGGCACAATCCACGGAGGTTCCATGTCCAAGTCCCGACGCTTCGCAGTTATCGCCGGTCTCATCCTTGCCGCCGTTGGGAGCGGGATGGCCGGATGTGAGCAAGTCAAGTCTCTCGTCACATCCGAACCCCACGAGTACTGCCAGCCATCGAAAGCGTACCCCGACAAAGAAGTCTGCGTGAAAGTCGAGTACCACGACAAAGCCCAGGCTCCGGTCGAGGCGAAGTAGGCGAAGACTCAGTCCGGGGGAGTCCGCTGTGAACTTCCGCAACGATTCCAGATCACGCCGACTGGCTCCGCGTCAAGGGGCCCACACTTTGAAAGGAAGCTATGGGCGATCCAAGTCTGAGGGCGGAGTTACTCGAAAGCGGTGAGGACGACGCGTGGGACTGGGAGCGCGCCAAGCTCCAACGAGATTTCATTACGGCAGAGGAACCGTTCACGGTCATCTCAGGCGGATTCGGTCTCGGCAAAACGACGGGACTGTGTGCGAAGACAATCCTCCTCATGACGGCGATTCCAAACAACCTCGGGTATCTGGGGCGGTTGGACGGTAAAGCTCTTCGGGCATCGACGATTCAATCGCTCGACGACATGCTGCCGAAGAGTTGGATCAAGCGGCACAACGAGGCCAAGGGATTCATTCAGCTCAAGGCCGAGGTCGGCGGCAGCAAGCTGATCTATGGTGACTTCAAGGATCTCAATGACCTCAAGAATATGCCGCTGGGATTCTTCGCCATCGACCAGATGGAAGAAATACCGCAGTCGGTGTTTGACTACCTCGTCGGCCGTATTCGACGGCGGACGCCAATTCTTGTAGACGGGCTTCGCCAATACTTCGTAGAAGGCGAGTGCCCGTTTGCCACGGTGGGTACGAGGCACTATGCCCTGCACGGTGACGAGCGTTGCCGTCTTTGCAGCGCGTCCCTCCCGCCTTTCTCCGTCAAGACGTTGCCGGGGAAAGAGTTGCCACCGTGGGACATGGTGATTTACAAGCGCTACGGGTTCGGGGCGGCAAACCCCGAAGGTCCGTCGCACTGGATCTATAAGTACTTCCCCGGCCTACCGTCAGCGAACGGCATCAGTGTGGGGAATGGAGATCCAGACTACAAGGCGTTCCACGGCACACTGTACGACGGTCTCGAAGCGGGCTTCGTGGACCGGGCGTACGTCAGCAAGCTCGAACACCTGTACGGCAATAACGAAGCGATGAAGCAGCGGTACATCCTCGGCATGTGGGTTGAAGCCGAGGGTATGGTGTACCCCGATTGGAGACGGGATCTGCACACATTCCGTTTCGGCCAAAAGCGCCACGACGGGGAAGAGTTCCTGCATGACGGCATGGCCCCGTATGAGTACCTCGACCACGGCCTGACGACGACCACCGCAGTAGGCTTCCTTTATGTCGAGGACTGTCAGTGCGGATGTAAAAAGCAGAATATCTATTTGGTCGATGAGCACTATCAAGCGAACTCCGTCGTATCGCGGCATGCTGCCGCAATCAAGGCCCACCGTACCAACCTCGGTTGGGCGGGCGGTCCTCGTGCCACCTATATCGACTCGCAAGCGATGTCGAAGACCCTCATGGGTCAGAAGGGAACGCCACGAGAAGACGAGCTGTACTCCGTCGCCGATGAGTACTACGATAATGACATCGCTGTCTTGCCCAACCAAAAGGACTGGGACGCCGGTTATAACCGGATTAGCGAGCTGCTCATTATCGACGAAGACCACGTGAACCCGTTCACAGGCAAGAAAGGCGCGCCACACTTTTTCGCGGCCACGCGCTGTCCGGGGTTCATCGAGGAAATCGAAACGTATAAGTGGAAGAAGGTCAAGAACGCGGCCAACACCCACACAGAAGAACCGGCCGACGGCCATGATGACCACATGGATGGCCTCAACGGATTCGTGACGACTCGTCCTGACGCGGCTCCTCCAACCGAGGAGCAAGCTCGCAAGGACATCGAAGAGGAGTTGGACAAGTGGGACGAGTATTTCGAGTCCGAGTATTCGCACATGGGGATCTAGGGGGTCTGAATGGCCTATAAGAAAACACGGAAGAGTCGCGTCGAAGAAGTCACACCGGCCGACGACGACCTCGTGACCGCGCAGGGATTTATCTCCTCGTGGGCGCGCACCACGCAAGTCGCGCGGCAACACTTTGCCCGTGACTACGAGTATACCGATGGCAACGGGAAGCAGTGGCTAGCGAAGGATCGGGCCAAGCTGGAAAAGCAAGGACGGCCCGTCATCGAAATCAATCAAGTACTGCCCCAAGTTCTTCTCGTTGCCGGTATGCACCGGGACGCCAAGCTCGGTATCTCGTGTAAGCCGCGAGGCATGGAAGACGCCAGACTGAGTGAGGTCACGAGCGCAGCCCTCCGTGCGACGATGGACTTTGCCCGCGTGCCGCGAGTGACGGATCGAGTCACAGACGACTCCATCATCTGCGGGCTCGGCGTGTGGGAGATCCTGCACAAGATCGACGACGCGGAAGACCTTGTCTTCGGAGACATCACGGCGGAGCGCATTCCACCGGACTCATTTATCTATGACCCGTGGGCACTCACATCGGCGGAGGGATTGCAGAACGGACAGTTCATGGGGAAGTGGTCGTGGTTTTCCAAGGACGACTTCCTCGACGAGTTTCCAGATCACGCGGGCTACGCCACGACCGGCGAGTGGATGAACATCCCCAATAAGTTTGGGCAATCGTCCGGCGATCTGTTGGGCACATCGGATCAACTCCTTGCGGAGATGTGGGATCCCATTAACGGGCGCGTGCGGGTGGTCACGCTGTGGTGTAAGAAAGCCGTCCCGATCACGCTGGTGGTCGATCACAACTCCGGGCGTGTCTACAACATGCCCGACAAGGACAAGGCGAGAGCGTTTCTGGCGGCGATGGCGGAGAAAGCCGGACGCGATGCGGTCGCACAGTTTGAGCCGATTCAGAGTGACCGCACGTCAGCCGTGGTGCTGAAGGGTACGGCGATTACCGCGCCGGATATGTTCTCGGGTTTGCCCATGGAGTTTGCGGACCCTGAGTCTGCGAACGCACATCTTAACGCGCTTTCGCAGCGCGTGGGGATGGGCGTCTACCAGCAGTTCGAGGTGATGACTCGCAAGACAAAGAAACCGTACTTCTATAAGATGGTGTGGAATGAGATCCTGAAAGAAGGATTCTCGCCGTTCAGAGACCGGATGTATCCGTTCGCGGTCCTCATTGGCCAGCAATTCTCTGATACACCCGAATCGATCATGGGTATCGTGCGGCCACTGCACGATCCACAAGACGAGTTCAATAAGCGGTACAGTAACCTGCTGGCGAATCTCAACAGCTCAGTCAGCTCGGGGTGGTTCAATCGCAAAAGCGGCGGGGCGAACACGAGGCTGCTGTCTGAAGTCGGCTCGCGTCCTGGCGTCGTGGTGGAATACCAGTCTATCAAGCCTGAGCGCATTCAGCCGATGGAAATGAGTCAGGGGCACTTCATGCTCCTGAACCTTCAGCAGCAGAACATCCGCGTATCATCCGGCGTCAATGCCGACATGATGGGCGCGAATAACTCAACGACCGTATCCGGCCGTGCTATTCGGGCAAGACAGGCCGGGGGCGCGACGGTGCTGAAGCCCCGGCTGCGTCGATACGAAGAAGCGTACCTGGATCTCGCAAAGCTGTGGCTCTCTCGTGTGCAGCAGTTCTGCCCGCCTGAGAAACTGAAGCGTATCATCGGAGTGTTTGAAATGGGCGCGCCGTTGGGCGCGAATAACCAACCT